GGTCGCGGTCCCGCCGAGCAGGCGATTGACGCCGCCGACGCCGTTGTCAGCAGCCAGCAGCGACCAGACCAGCTCGCAGACGTCGAGCCCTTCGAGACCGCTCACGCGACCGCCCGTAGTCTGGTACGGAGGCGCGAGGGGAACAGACGGAGCACGCGTGCTGCCGCCGGCCGCATGTACGGCCGTGCCGCCATGAAGCGGGTGCCAAACTCGACGAAGATCGAGTAGACCACGCTGGGCCCGACCACGGCGCGCATGCCGCCGTCCGAGATCACGGTATGAATCGAGCGTCTGAGGAGACCCGTATCCACGGGACACAGCGTCTTAGCGACCGCCTCGGTGCCGTACGCCGTCTCGGCGACCGTCAGGACCACGGCGCGGTGGACCGCCGACTGCGCCTGCGGCAGGTGGTTGAACACCACGCGGATGTGCGCCGTCGCGGCTGGCATGCTACGGGCTCCCGAGGATCGGCGAGAACAGCCGCAGCGCCAGGATGAGCAGGATCAGCCCGCCGATGCACCAGACGATCCAGGCGAACGCGGCGAACGCCGGCACGAATTGGGTCGCCAGACGGACCACGATGAAGCAGATCAGGGCGACGGCCAGTGCGTAGATGAGCAGCCAGACGAGCGAGATGAGCGCAGCGTCCACTACACCACCTCCGAGCATTGCAAATCTCTGACGGTCTCAAAACTTCTGATGTCGGCCCGTCTCACCTCGAATGTCCGCTCGGGGCTCGACGCCGTCGCGGCAACGACGACGCGGTCTCGCGGCGTAACGTCGGTACCGAACGGCACGCGGATCTGCCAGTCCGAGACCGCGCGCAGCTGCTCGGCGCCGCCGGTCGTCTCGGTCGCGGTGGTACTCGTCACCGACACCCGGCACGGGATGTCGGACGCGACCGTCGTCCAGTCGGCGACGACGCCGTCGGCCGTGTTCGATTCGGTGTAGCGCGAGACCGAGCACGTGTCGGGCATCGTCGCGAGCTGGAGCGACCGCAGCCAGTCGAGCGGCAGTGACACGGTCATGCGATCACCACCCGTCGGTACTGATCGAGGATGCCGGCGACCGCCGACCCGGGAGATGCCCACGACGACCCGGCGGAAGATCCCATCGAGGCGCCGCCCGTGGCCGTCGCCGAGAGCGTGACGGCGATGTCGTTCTGGCCGACCGAGAGCGACTGGACGCCGGCGAGCGACGGGTTCGCGGCGATCGCGGCCGATCCGGCCTGCACGGTCAGAGCCCGCTGCATGACCCCCGACGCGATCATGGTGGCGGCGAGCTGGATGTCCGGCGGCACCGCGTCGGCGTAGGTGTAGTCCACGACGGCCACGAGCGCCGGGTAGCCGAGCCAGCCGCAGCCGGCCACGGTGACCGTGCCGTGCTCAGGGTCGATCAGCTCGTAGGACGCCGCGTCGAGGTCGTCGAGGGTGTCGTTCGGGTAGTACGTCCGGAGCGAGAGCGCCGTGACGGCGACGGCCGGGCGGTGCGCCAGGTAGACCACGCCGAACGCGGACGGGTACGCATCCGAGCGCGTCGGCAGGACGGGCGCCGTCTCGCCGGCGATCGGCGACACGGTCTGCCAGCTACGGCCGGTGTAGCCGTCGATGAACGACGTCACGGCGGCGGCGACCGCGTCGGCCTGCGCCTCCTGCTCGGGCGTGAACGTCACGCCGAGCGCGGCGGCGATCTGGTCGGCCGTCACATAGTCAGCCATCAGCAATGCTCCGGACGGATGACCTTGTCGTCGTAGCCGCGACGGGTCTGGTACGCCTGGCCGGGCCGGCGGGGCTCAACGGTGTCGTCGATCGTGACGGGGACGACGGTCGTCCCCGGCTTCAGTCGCGCCAGGAGATGCCCGTCGGGGTCGAACACCGACGCGCCCTCCTCGCCGACCGTGTACTCGGCCACGCTAGACGCCCGTCAGCTTGACGACCTGCAACGGACGGAACACGACCAGCGCGGCTCGGAGCTCCGCGAGGATGCGCTGGATGTTGCGGATGAAATCGTCGTTGGCGAGCCCGACCCGGATCGCGGCCTGCTCGCGGTCGAACAGCGTGACCGCCGTGAAGTCGGCGACGAGCGCCGTGTCGACCGGCATCCCCGTCGAGAGCACGACCGGGCGCCCCCAGAGCGTCGTCGCGCCGGCCGTGTTGGGCGGCCCCATCAGGTAGTTGCCGAGCGTGCCAGAGGCCGCATTTTCACGGGCTAGCCGAATCGCGCCGAAGTCGACCGGATTGAAGACCGACGCGGTGGCGTTCCCGAGCCCGGTCACGGCGACCGCCGTCATGGCGTTGTAGACGGCGGCGAGCACGTCGGTGCCGGCCGCGATCGTCCCGATGCCGGCCCAGTTGAGGATGCCGCGAATGTTCGGCGCCGTGCCGTCGCCGGAGAGCACGTCCGTCTGGAGCTTCCGCTCCAGGTGCAGCAGGAGCTGCGTGCGGATCATGCCCTCCATGCCGGGCACGTCGGCGAGCATCTGGTTCGTGACCGGGATCCACTCCGCGAGCGTCGAGATCGGGACGGTCCGCAGGATCCAGCCGAGCGCCCCCTCGGGCTTCGTCCCGGAGGTGCCAGTCGTCGCGGTCGCCTCGGCGACCCACGCGGCGTTGTTCGTGTTGACGTTCTGCTCGTAGTACTCGATCGAGCTCGACGACGTGCTGGCCGTCTGGATCAGGTCGAGGATGTTGGTGTCGCCGTAGAGCGCATCGACGCCGGCCACGCGGTCGGCGCGGACCAGCGGGCCGCCGACGCCGGTCCCGGAGTGCACAAGGGCCTTGCGCATCAGGTGCTGGAGCAGGCTGCCGTCGAGCTTGACGTTCAGCTCGATCCGGTTCGACGGCGAGTTGAGCAGCCCGGAGTCGAGCAGCCCCTTGTAGCCGTCCGACTGGGTGAACTGCCGCTCGAACGGCAGGATCGGGCCCGCCTGGTCGGAGGCGCCGCCCGGCTGCTCGTGGTGCTGCGACGGCTGCCGGAGCCGCTTCTGGTTATCGAGGATGCGGCGACGGCGGGCGTCGGCCTCCTCCAGGCCGGCCAGCTTGAGCTCCAGACCGTCGATCTCGCCGAGCAGCCGCTTCGCCTCGGCGTAGTCCTCGGCGTTCGCGTCCTGCGTGAGTCCGGTCGGGTAGCGCCCCTCGATCTCGGCGGCGGCATCGTAGAGCCGGCGGATCTCGACGTGGGCCTCGGTGATGGTCATGCTCATGGTGCGTGCTCTCCGATGGTGACGCCGTGCCGAAGCAAGCGGCGGCGCAACAGCTCCAGGTGGAGCTTCAGTGCGGGCTCGGACGGCGGGGCCGGCGGTGGCGGCTCTGACTTCACGGCCGTAATCACGGCGTGCTCGTTGGCCGGGATCGCCACGCACGAGACCTCGTAGAGGTCGATCTTGCGGAGGATCCGGGCGCCGTCGGCGCGGAGCTCCCATTCGAGCGGGACGTAGCCGATCGAGAGCGCGTCCAGGACGCCGGCCTTCGCCAGCTTGTGCGCGTCGGTGCCGGCCCGGGTGTCGACGACCGACCAGCGGCCGTAGAGCCCCTCGTCGGTCTCGCGCAGTTCGAGCTGCTTGCCGATCGGCTCGTAGTGCTCGTAGAGAAACTTCGTCGGCCTGGCGGCGATGCTCTCGGCGAACGCGCCCGGCGCGACGACGTCGTTGTAGGCGTCGGGCTCGCCCCACCACGTACTCGCGAGTCCGGCAATCTCCCAGCCGGAGTCGCCGTCGGCGACGGCCTTGACCTCGAACGGGACGGAGCGGCGGTTGAGCGGCATCAAAAACACCCCCCTTCCCCGCGCGCTCGTGGCGTGGAGATCGGGAGGCGTCATGCGCCTTGCCGTGTTCAGCTTTCGCCTAGTCTATGCCAACGCGGAACGTTACGCAAGCGTGACGCACACGGCGTAGAATTGAAACGGCCCGGGGCTGTCCCTCCCCGAGCCGCATACACCGTCTCTGACAAGGAGAGCACGATGTCTCGCTATCGTACCGCGTTGCTCGTCGCCATCGTCGCGACATTCGCGCTCGCGGGCCCGGCGCTGGCGCGCGACTTCCGCGCCGCACTCGCGAAGACCGACGCCGCCGAGCACGCCGCGAGCATCACCCGCAACCTGGCGCAGCTCGGGCGCTGGGCGCTCGGGAGCACGGCGACCGCACGGAGCGCGGCGCCGTCGGCGGGTGCCGCCGACTTCGCCGGCTCCTGGTCGCGCCATGGCATCGGCGTGACGTTTTTGCCGAACGGCCAGGGGTACGCCGAGTTTCGCACCTATCGCTGGTGCGACGACGTGCAGCCCGGCGAAGCGTGCGACGACCCGAAGGGCGGCCCGATCACGGCGATGGGCCACGCCGTGCTGACGATCACGCGCGTTGCCGACCGTACGGCGTACGGCACGATCAGCGAGTCGAACGGCGAGCGCATCATGCCGAACGGGCCGTTCACCCTCACCGAATACGAGCACGGCATCGGCACGCTGAGGACGGGCGACCGGCCGGTCTCTTGGGCGCCGAGCGAGGGCCCCGGCGAGATCGTCATGTGCGGGCCGCGCTCTGAACGCATGCCCGACTGGGTGCGAGCGCAGCACCCCTGCGGCGCCTAGCTACTTGCAGGCGATCTGCTGGGTCTTGCCGTAGAGCTTGCAGCGGCGGTTCCCGCAGCGCGAGCGCACCCAGCGCGTGCCGCCCGGCGCGGACGCTATCCACGACCGGCAGGCCGGGCAGTAGACCTGGGCCGGCGGCTCCCAGGACTCGGCCGTCGGCTCACGCCAGCTTGTCGATGCGGCCATGACTCGCCTCCGCGATCTGGGCCCACGCGCTCGGCCATTTCCAGAGGTTCTCTGCCAGAGACCACGTCCGCTCGACGCGCCGCGCCAGCCGACGCGCCATCATCGAGCGAAGCGCCGGCCGCGCCACGAGATCCGAGAGCGCGCGCTCCCACTCGTCGACCGTCTCGGCGAGGTAGCCCGTCACGCCGTGCTCGATCGTCGCCGCGTAGACAGTCGGCGTCGCCACCACGGCTGATCCGGCCAGCGCCGCCTCATACGCCTTGATCGGCGACTTGTGGCGGTTGAACGGCTCATCCGAAACCGAGCAGCACGCGATGTCAACCTCCACGAGCCCGGTCGGGTACCGCTCCAGCGGGAGCCACGGCAGCACCACCAGCCGGTCGGCCGGCACCGCCGCCTTGAGCACCGGCGGCACGTAGCCCTGAATGACGAACGTCACGTGACGGTCAGTCAACGCCACGCGGCGCCAGGCTTCGGCCATCGCCGCGACGTCGCGGTCCGGGCGCTGGCCGCCGGCCCAGCCGATCGACGGGGACGGCACGGTGCGCCGAGCCTGACGAAGCACGCCGCGGAACCATGCGACGTCGATCGCGTTCGGCACCACCACGACCGGGCGGTCCGTCAATCCGCGCACGAGCGTCGCTAAGCGCTGCGTCGAGACGGTCACGCCGTCGCACTGCCGGAGCGTCCAGAGCCGCTGCTGCCGGTCCTCCTCAAGCTGCGCGGCCGTGCGGCCCCTGTCCTGGCCGAGCTCGACGGCGCGGTGCGAGAGGGCCGGCGTGAACAGGTCGTCGTCGCACTCGTAGACGGTCAGCTTGCCGGCCCGGCGGAGCATCGCGAACCACGACGCCGCCATGACGCGCTCCGAGAGCGGCCAGGCCATGCGCGCGAGCACGTAGCCGTCGAACGCGGGCGCGACCTGGCCGAGCAGCGGAGCGGACTTGAAGTCCCAGCCGCACGGGTAGCCGCGCTCCTCCAGCCGCTTGAACGGCTGAAAGATTCTCCACATGCTCGGCCCGGTGCGATCTCCGACGATCGCGAGCATGGACGGCCCGTCGAGCCGCTCGGCCACGTCAGTGATCCACGACGTGCGTGAGCGTCACGCGGTCGACGAACGCGTGCACGGCGCCTCGCGACTGCCACTGTGAGATACACGCCCAGTCGGCCGTCATGCCGGCCCCGAACGGGAACAGGCCGCGCTTGAGCAGATCGGCGCGATAGAGACAGTTCGTGATCCCGCCGAGCCTGGGTGGGTCGGTCCCGATCACCCACGGCGCGGTACGGTTGTCGTACCAGCGCATCTCGACCTTCGAGTAGGCGAAGTCGGCGCCCCCTCGACTTCGCTCGGGGCAAGCTGCTTCGAGCGCGTCGACCAGCGACTCGATATGGTCGGGCGCCATCCGCTCGTCGTCGGCGAGCCAGACCTGATACTCGCCGCCCGCGAGGAGCATCGCGACCGTGATGGGAGCGGCGCAGAACGAGTCGTGCAGGTATGCCGACCAGTTGCGGCCGAGCGGAACGTAGCGCACGAGGACGTCGGCCGTGTCGGCGCAGTCGAGCGCGGCGACCGCGACCCGAGAAGTCGCAGGGTCCGGCCCGTCGCTCACGATCACGTGCTCCAGCGGCCGATAGGTCTGCGAACGGACGTTCTCGATCGCGCCGAGTAGCAGCCTGGGCCGCTTCCAGGTCGGCGTCAGGACGGACACCAGCGGGCGCGTCACCCGGTCGCCTCCAGGTCGGCCGCGTCGACGAGCGGAGCAAACGCCCTCACGCAGGCCGGGTGCTCCAGCGCGGCCGGCGCCTGGTCGAGCGTGAACGCCCGTCCGTCCATCGCGGCGCACGCCGCGTCGGAGTCGCCATCGAGTACGCGCACGCCGACCACCACGCCCGACGCGCGGTACGACGCGAGCGCCGACACGTTGCTCGCCAGCCCGAGCTCCGTGCGCGCCACGAGCCGGGCCCGGGCGTCACCGAAGGCCGGCAGCGCCCGGAGCCGCCGCGCCAACTCGGGGATGCCCTCGCCGGCCTGCTGGCCCTCTACCAGCGCATCGGCGACGGCCCGCCGGGTGGTCTCGGTGATGCCGGAGATATTCCCGCCGGCCTCCATGAGGTAGCGCCGCGTCGCCGGGTCGTCGATCACGAA